CTGCGTTTTCATGGGTGCGAGTGTAAACGAAAAAAAAGATTCTGCAAGAGTGTTGACTGCCGACTAAAACAAGTTTAATCTTCTCCCATCGCCGGCACAGACCGGCAGAGGCAAACGGAGACAGAGATGGACCAGAAACAGACTGTGAAGGCTATCGATGCCGAGATTCGCGCCGCTCATGAGCAGATTTATGCCGCTGCTCGCGCCGACGCTTACGATGCTCGCTCCCACTTGGCCCACCTTTACCCCAGCGCAGAAGCCGCTGCTGCCGCTGTTAAACGCGCAGCCGACATTGCCGAAGGGTCGGCCTGCACCTATCATGAAATCGTTCGCGCCACGCAACGCATCGTCGCCGCCTACCGCCGCGCGCAGCTGGCTGCCCAGCAGGTGGCGGCATGAGCCGCCTTCTCGTGATGGCCTGCTCGGCCACTAAGTCGAGCCACGCCCTGCCGCTGCCGGCGGTCGACCGTTACACCGGCCCGGTGTGGCAGACGCTTAAGGCCACCGACCCCGGCTTAAACTTGGCGCACCTCACGGTGCTGTCTGCCGAGCACGGCTGGATAGATGGCCGCCGGCCAATCGTTAACTACAACCGCAAGCTCGACAACGTGCGCGGCTCTGAGCTGATTGCTTCTGGCATCACTGCCGAAGTCGCTGCGATGCTGGGCGATGCCAGCGGCCACGGTCGCCGGCCCTTTGCCGAGGTCTGCATTGTCGGCGGCCACCACTACCAGGCGGTCGCTCAGGAGCTGGTGCGCGAAGCCGCCAATTCTCTGGAATGCTTCACGCCTGACGTTCGCATCGTGGAGATCTGCGACCAAGTTGGTTATATGCGCCAGCGCCTGCGCGCTTGGCTGCTGGCCGGCATTGAGCAGGTGGCAGCATGAACCGCGACCACATGGCGACCTTTGTCGGGCAGGAGGAACTGCCCGAACTCCAGCGCAAGCGAGCAGAGGCCATTGCCGCGGCTGGCAAGAAGTGGCTTTTTCACCCGTCAAACTACGTCAAGCGCAAACCTCAGACCGACCGCGCTGGCCGCCGGGCGCTTGCCCTGCTGCTGGTCGGCTTCATCCTCGCCCACGCCGGGAACGACTGCGACGGGCGCTGCGTCCAGACCACGGAGGTGACGCCGTGAACATCGAATTCGAGTGGAATCACATGAAGTTTCGCGCCGTCTGCGAGATGGACAATGACCCCGAGGGGTACGCCGATTTCATCGTGAACAAGCTGTTCCTGACGGACGGCAAAGCTGAGGTCGACGCTATGGGCTTGTTCCTGTGCGACGAGGCCTGCAAAGAACTGGACGAGGCGGCCTACACCGCTTATCGCGCCGAACTCAAATACGAGAGGTCCTTTCCATGAATCTTGAAAACGCCAATGCCGCGCTCTTTGCGGCCATCGCCCAGGCACAGGTTGAGGTGGAGAACGCCACCAAAGCCAGCATGAATCCTCACTTCAAGAACCGGTATGCCGACCTTGCCGAGGTCCTGAACACGGTTCGCCCGGTGTTCGCCCGCCACGGTCTGGCCATCATCCAGTCCGTCAGTTCGGACCAGCAACTCGTGACGGTGGCCACCACCATCGCCCATAAAGAAGGCGGGTACGTAACTTCGAGCCTGAGCTGCGCCTCGCCGACCAGCAAGGTGCAGGATCTGGGCAGCATCGTCACTTATCTTCGCAGGTACTCGGTTGCGGCCATGACTTCGATTTCTCAAGAAGATGACGACGGCAACGCCGCTTCCCATCGTCCCGCCAAGGCTCCTACAGAGCCGCAGAAGCCCGCGCCTACCCAAGCCCTCACCGACGCCGCTGCCGTGGCTCAGGGAGGCACAGAGGCGCTTAAGGCGTGGTTTGGTGGTCTTACCAAAAGCCAGCGCGAGGCAATCTCAGCCACGCCTGACTGGACGGCCATCAAGGCCGCTGCCTCGGCGGTGCAGCCGTGAAGGTTTGCACCAGCATTCACCCGCAGCGAACGCCGGAATGGTTCGCTGACCGCCTTGGCCGTGTCACCGGGTCGGCCTGCTCGGCGGTGTTCGCCAAGAGCCGCACCAAGGGCGAGGAGAGCAGCGAGCGCAAGAAGTACCGCCTCCAGCTCGCGCTGGAGCGCATTACGGGGAATGCCGGCGGCTCGGTGTACGTCAACGCAGCCATGCAACGCGGCATCGACCTCGAGCCCGTGGCGGTCGCGGCATACGAGGCTGCCGTGGGCGAGCTGGTGGACGTTCCCGGCTTCATGTTCGCCGAGGAGCTGCTCGTGGGCGCCAGTTTGGATGGTTTGTGTTCGAGCGAAGGCAGCCTCGAGGTCAAATGTCCAGACAGCGTTACCCACCTTGAGTATTTGCGCGAAGGCCGCCTGCCGCCCGCCTATGTCCCCCAGGTAACTCACAACCTCTGGGTGTCTGGCCGCGAGTGGCTGGACTTCGTGTCATTCGATGACCGCTTCCCGCCGGCGCTCCAGTTGTTCCACATTCGCGTACCGCGAAAGGATCTGGACCTCGCCGGCCACGAGGACGGGGTGCGTAAGTTTTTGATTGAGGTAGATTCGGAAGTTTCCAAAGTTCAGGAGTTGATGAAATGAGCGATTTTGACAACACGAACCGGGGCGTTCTGTTCCGCAACGACAAGGGCGACAACGCCAAGCGTCCCGACTACACGGGCAAGCTCAACGTGGCCGGCGCGGAATTCAAGCTCTCGGCATGGCTCAAGGAGAGCGCCAAGGGCAAGTTCCTCAGCATCAGCGTCCAGCCTGTCGAGGCACCAGCTGCTGCGCCGAAGCTGGCTCCTAAGCCGGTGGCCGACCCGGCGTTTGATGACGATTTGCCGTTTTAATATTGTTAAACCTTCCGGCTTGCAAAACACAAGCTGGAATTTTTTGGGGGTTGGATAAGTATGAAATTTTCACAACTGGTTATCACGCCACAAATGGCGAAAAATATGCTGACGCGAAATAAAAATAATCGCAATCTTAGTATGAGAACTGTTGAAAACTACGCTAAGGATATGCGCGCAGGTCATTGGCAAGTTAATGGCGAATCTATCAAAATTGGAAAGGATGGTTCACTTCTTGATGGGCAGCACAGGCTGTCTGCCGTTATAAAGTCTGGCATTCCGGTGCCGTTGGTTTTGATAGAAGACATTGACAACGATTCTTTTTTTACAATCGACACCGGAAAAAAACGTACTGCCGGCCAAATAGCTCAAATAAGCGGAGAGAAAAACGGGAACCGAGTTGCTGGAATCGCACGAATGATTAGATTGCTTGAACTTGGGAAGGAATCTTATTTTGTTAGCGGATTAGAAATTCAGGAAACAATTGAAAGATATCCGTTGATAAGAGAATGGGCAGCTTTTGGCGTAGGATGCAGAATACTGACTTCCGGAATGATTGCTCCGGGTATTTTGTTTGCCGAGATATACCCAAAAGAAAAAATTTATGATTTTTATACAAGACTCAACAGCGGAGAAAACATCGGGAAAGAAAATCCAATTTACGAACTTAGACAAAGAATTATTGGCTTGGGTCCAACAGACGGGCGCAACAGTCAACGAATGCGCGTAATTCTGACAATCAAAGCGTTAAAAGCGCATTGCACAGGGAAAAAAATAAAAAGTCTGCGTTGGAGAGCAGACGAAGAATTTCCAACGATTCCATAAAATCTATGCAAATTCACCTTGTTCGAACTCCCGGTGGCCTCAAGGCAGCAGACGATGCCGCCGTCGAGGCATTGCGCCGACTGGCTCAGGGCGAGGTGGTTCGGGTCGAGCTGCGGAAGGTTCGGAACCCACAGTTCCATCGCAAGTTCTTCGCGTTGCTCCAGCTCGTGCGGGATTCAACCGACGCCTGGGCGACCACAGAGGCGCTGCTGGCAGATCTAAAGGTTGAGATGGGTCACTGTGACGAATTTCGGCTGCGAGGTGGCCAGACCGTTATGGTGCCGAAGTCCATCAGCTTCGGCTCGATGGACGATATGGAGTTCACCAGCTTCTACGAACGAGCGTTGGTAACGCTGGGCGATATGGCCGGCGGGATTGAATCAGACGCGCTGCGGGACGCAGTGCTCGACGAGATAGCGAGGGCATGATGGGCAGGAGACTGGATTACCGCGAGGAGCTGGTGCGCCGTGCCGCTGAATGCGCCGGCGAGCTGCTCAACCAGGCGAAGTGTGGCTCAAGGTTCCCGGTGTTGCCTACCATCGACCTGCTCAAGCAGGCGTGGCTCGAAGGCTACCGGGCAGCAAGCCGACCGGATTGGCCGGTTCCGGCAGAACACTGGAGGGCGAGGAAATGACACCGCAAGAGCAAGTGATGTTTGCACGATACAAGGAGGCCACGATCCGTTCCGATGAAACTATCGTGGCGCTCGAAAGGGTTGTGGTGACGCAACGCGAGGTTATCGACCTGCTCCATGCTCAGATTGGCCGGATGGAAGGCCAGTTGAGCGAACTGAGGGCGGCGCTGTGAACAAGGCAGACTTTGACCTGATGACGCAGCAGGCAGACACCGAAACCCGACTGAAAGCCTTGCAGGCTGAACTCGAGCGCGTGATTGTCGACAACTACTTTCTCCGTGAGGAGAACGAGGTGCTGCGGCGCAACTACAACAAGCCGGAGACGCTGCGATGACTGAACTGGAGTTGTTTGGGTACGCCATCGTTGTGGCCTGCGCTGTCTGCGCGGCTATCTGGCTGCTGGTCGCCGGCTGCATTCTGCGCGGCGTTTGGGAGTCGGTGAGGGGTAGGGCGTGACCCGCGATGACATTGCACAGATGATGCAGGACGCCGCAGGGACAAACTGGGGAACTGAGGCGCACTTCCAGCGTTTCGCCGCCCTTGTTATCGCTGCCCAACGCCACCCCGGCTACATCATAGGCGAGCATTGGTTGCAAGCAGCGTACACGCGCATTTGCACGGGCGAGACGGAAGCCGAGGTGATGGCTGACTATGGGTGGCAGCGTGAAAGCCGTTAACTGCTGGAAATGCCTTTACTACACGCCGATGCCCGAATGGGACTGGCGTAGTCCGTGTGGCAAACACCACAAGCCGAGGTTTTACAAGTCGAAGGGTATTCGATGGGAATACGCCAGCCCCGAACACTGGGGCCACAAGCGAGTCTGTGGTGACTTTCAGGCGCGGCCAATGCGGCCTCATTTCATTGTGGAGCCGGGTTACGCCACTCGTCGCGTGGACCCGCGGTGAAGATCTGCACCCGTTGCCTGGGCGAGAAGTCGCCAGAGCATTTCGCACAAAACGGGCGAGGCGGGAGGCGGCCAGTCTGCCGGCCTTGCACCTATGTTGCGAAGGCGAAGACGGAAAGCGACAAGCCGAAGCGAGCGAGAAGGCCCGCGTTCTATGAGCAAAAAGATTATTCGGAAAGAGTCAGCTCGATGGAGCGCTTTTTGTCGGGCAAGGTTCAGGATGATGGCCCGTGCTGGTGCTGCCGGATGCCGGCGCGGGGAAAAACAGAGTTCCGGTTATGCATTGTTTGTGGGGTGTAAAATGAGCGAGTTTTTCTTGTTTTTGTTCTCATTTTGGGCCGGCTACTTGGCCTGCCTTTGGTATTCCGAACGGCCAGCTAAGTCGTGATTGAGGGGATCTGGCGGTTTTCCATCGGGACCTTTACGGCCATTGCGGCGATGGCGTTCGCTGTCCTCTACGCGTTTGCCATTCTGCCCTTCATCTTTCTTTTGGACTTCTGGCGGGAAATCTTTACAGATGAGGTTTAGGGTTCTCGGGAGGCGTCAGGGATGACCACCTCCCGCTGAATTCGACCGACCCATGTTTGCAGGTCGGTCAGCCGCTGGGCGTCGTGTTCGCAGGCGGCGAGGTGGTCGGCAAGAGCTGCTCCAAGCGTTGCCTGGTTGTCGGGCTCTTCGCTGGTTCCATCAGCCGGACTGGTGGCATCACCGGGCTGGGGCAGGGAACAGGTTCCGGCGGTGAGAGCGTCGCGCAGCCGGCGAGCCAAGTCGCGGCCACGAGCATCGGCAGCATCGAGCCGAGCCGTGAGATTTTGCTCAAGCTCTTGAGTAATTTTACGCTGCGTATTGAGTAAAACATCAGCCGCCTCTTTTGCCCGTAAACGGGCCTTTTCGCGTAGGGTGTTGTCTGCTTCCCATGCGGCCACAATCGCCGCGCTACCGGTCTCGTAGCCCGTTGTATAGCCGTGCCGATGGATGCCCCACAGGCCAGCCGTAAGCGCCACCAGCGCGCCGCCATACAGCCACAGGCGCCACGGTACGAGTCCCATCATGGGAGTGTCCTCGGGTCAGTGCCGGCCAGCCAGCTCGCGTACCAAGCCGCCTTGCAGTAGTCCTCGGCGCCGCCCTTCAGCTCTGCCCGGCTCAGGTACTTAATCACGTTGCCCTTGCAGAACCCGACGAACTCGTCCGGCGTGAGCTTGGCTCGCAGAAAGTCGATGGTCTCGACGCCGCCGGCCTTGTAGTGGTCGGGGTTGATGTTTGTCATTTTTGCTCCACTTCCTTGAAAATCTGCCGTCTGCTGGTCAATTTTCAAGGATGATTTGTTCGCCGCGGAACCACGCCTTGCCGTTCACGACCTCGCACAGCTCAGGCGGCAACAGCTCACCGTCGCGGTAGGTCAGGACTGCAAAGCCGGAGCACCAGTTCAGCGGCCCGCCTTGAGTGTAGCGGAACTGCTCGCCCTTAGGCTCTGCAAGCGTCCCAGTGTCAATGCCGTAGCGCCGCCCGCGATAGTCGCCGTAGCCCACGACTTGCAACTTGTGCAGATGCCCGTGGACGTAGCTGACGCCAGCCCGCAGGGTCGAGTTGTACGCGGAGTGAACGCCGCCGGCGACATGGGTATGTTTAACGACGGTCCAGCCCGGCAGGTTGGTGTTTAGGTGCAAGGCATAGCAACCGCGCCACGCCGGCAGGAAGTCAAACAGGGAAGTTCCGTGAACGCCCTCGAGGGCTGGGGCGTTGGCCGCAATGTAAGACTCGAACCGCAGATCGTGGTTCCCAAACGTCCGGACGAGCTGGGCGCCACTTGCGGCCAGTTCCACCTCGCGCATACGCAGGCACATGGCCTCGATTTCCTGCTGGACCGTTGGCCGAGCCTCCCAGCCCATGCGGGGGTGCCGCGAAATGGTCGCGCCGTCTAATACGTCGCCGTTCGCAATCACCATTTTGGGACGCAGGCGCTTGATGACTTTAACCAGGGCGCGGTGGGCGACTGTCACAATGTCAGGCCAATAGTGCGCGTCCGAGAACACCACCACCGTGCCATCGGCGAGCGCCACTTGCGCCTCGTATTCCGCGTGCGTAAAGCGCTGCTCGTTTAGCTTCTCAACGCGCCTTCGAGCCTCGCCTTTGGGACCAGCCCTGTCCACATCGTCATCGGTTATAAGAGAGATTCCCTCGTTGAGTTCAATCAGCGCCCGGCGCCGATAAACTCCGCGAACGTCAAGTCCCAGCAATTTTGCGACCTTTGCAGGCGAGCGCAGGCGTTTCCATGCGTCGATAAAATCGGCATTTGTGACTTTTTGTGTCATCAGAACACCGAAGTAGAGGTTATTTGGTGAATCAGGCCGCCGAGCTGGTCCACCAGCGCCTCGTTATTGTAGTCAGGGCTGCCCAAGCAATAAAACATTGCGTGGGTAGCCTCATGCCAGAAGATTTGCTCCTGCGCGGTCACAGTGGACGCGGTGCAAATCACAATCACCATTTTCTGAGGGTCGAAGTAGGCCACGCAATCAGCGTGTTTCCAGCGCGAAAGGGGAAGTCGGCGTACCATGACGGTGTGACCCATCACCTTGAACCGGCGAGGAATGCGAGGCTTCGGGGGCGTTGTCACCTGACACCGACGCGGCCAGACGCCAGCGCCAGCAGTTTCGGTCCGAGGCTCGACCCCATGTAGCCAGCCAGCAGGCAGCCCATTGGCGTCTGCCCGATGGTGAACGGCAGGCCGGAGAGCAGCTTGTCCACCTCAGGGAGCGCCAGCCAGAACCCGACACTGCCGGCAACAGCAGCCAGCCAGCCCGGC